ACCTCAAGCAACTTTAGAGCCTTTAACAATTCTGATTTAGTTGGAACCATTATCTGCACCTCATGATTTCTGTTTTTCGGCAATCATGGTGTTGCCCGTCGATGTACTCTCTAGTGTGAGTGGCAACCTTTATGCCGCCATCGAACCTTGAATAGGTTTTTATTTCCTGCTTGAATATGCTGTCGGTGTCCTCTGGAAAGAAACCGTCATCCAACCTACCCCTCAAAGAGCAAAGCCTCTGTGTTGGGAAGTAACAAAGATCTTCATCTTTTTGCATCTTCTATCTCCTCTATATGAATTGCGTCAACGTCACCAAGAACCAATCCCTTTCTAAGGTTATATTTTTGTTTAGCCCTTATCATTTCCTCTAGCCTTTCTGCGGCTTCTTCTTTTGTATTGGCTCTAACCAAAAACTCTCTAGTAAATTCCATATTCATCAGAACTTTGTACTTCTGATAATACTTACCGTACTTCTGGTGATAACTAATCTTCTTTTTCTTCAACAATTTTCAATCTCCCTAGAGCAACATCAATCATTGCACACCACATATCAAGCCTGTTGTGATACAGTGGCAATGCATCAAACACCTGCATCATTTCTTCTGATGGTGTGCGTAATGCTAATATAGCCCTCTCCGCCAAGAAGTCATACATCAGCGGCATATCATTGCTTTGCAACTCCTTGTGAGCCTCAGCAAGCTCATAAGTAACTTTATCAATTGCGCTCATTATACTTTTCCCAGTTAAGTTTAGCCCATGTAACAGGGTCTAGCCCCTGCAAGTCCCACCATGTCCTTTCATCGCCAAAAGCGTGTAGTTTCATATGGCAGGAGTGGCACAGAGGAACACACCAATTGTCTCCAACTTTCATGCTCATGGCGTTAGGCTCCGCAAACATGATATGGTGCGCCTCTGCGCCGTACCCACAGACCAAGCATGGTGTCCCCCTCAAGGTCTGTAGATATTTTTTCGACCTAATCCGTTTAGAACGGAATGTCATCGCCCACTCTTTGAGGGTAAAAGCCATCAGCGTTCTCTTTTTTCTGATTGCTTTCTTGATGCATGCTTCCGTTTAAGGAAACAAATGTCTTTCCGTTCTTCTGACTGGTGCGCTTCCATCCAGCCAAGCTAAGTTTTGGCTTCCTAACCCCTCTAGACATCTGCTCAACAAGGTCATTAATAACTTCATCAGACAGCTCAAGGTTTCCTGTGTAGTCTGGCTGATTTGGCTTCTGCTTTCTTTCGTTTGTAAACAGTACGCCCGATGGTGGATATTGATCACTCATGCCGCTTCTCCTTTTGGCTCTATAGTTTCTTTATGTTTTGTAAAGTTAGCCAACACTTTAGAGTAAAGCGTATTATCGGCCTTCTTTAGCTCGTCAATTGCAGTCTTGTTTGTACCCCAGAACCCACGCAATTCCTCAACTGTCTTGCACTCTGGAATAAATGTGTTAAAGACTTCCGCAACAAGAGCGGCGCCTTCAACGTCCTTCTTTTCACCACTAACACTTTCAATGGAGATCTTCTTCTCAACCCCGTCCGGCAAGTCCTCACCAGCGTATATGTAATGACCAAGACCGTGCATCGCACAGCACTTTGCAAGACAACGCTGAAGAGCGGTATTAACTTGAAAGCTATCAGGATGTGACACAGCTTTGTTGGCGTGATTTAGGACGGGCAAAACTTCGGTTTGCTCATCTTCTTCAATCTTCACTGTTACAGATACAAAAGCGTATCCAGCAGGGTCAATCATGTACGGCAACGTACAATCATTATTTGCACTAGAGTACAAATTTTTTACAAACGAGGCTTTTGGATAATTCTTTTTTACAATCCCCCAAGCCCAAGCCCAGCTAAGATATGTCAAACCGTTTTTATCTTCGGTATGATCCGACACATCAATTTTAGACAAAGTCTCCCACACACTGCTCATTTATTTTCTCCTTTAAACTGTGAGCAAAATTCAGCAACACCGCAGTAGTTGCCACTACACCGCACCGCTTCACCAGCGCGATGCTCAACGATAGCTATCTTTCCATCGTTGTTTCTTTCCCAATCATAGGCGTAGACTTCTGCCTCGCCCTGATTGTCAAATACACGCATAGCCCTTTTCAGACCCTTCTTTTTTACAGCCCAAGACTCACCGCGCTTCCACATCTCCTCATCAAGGCAAGCTGGCAGATACCCAACCAAATCATAATTGTATTGGGCGTCCTGATGCTCTTCCATTTTTTCATGTATATATTTAATCCTGTCCATCTCATCCCACATAGGAATGTCAACAATCACTACAGGAGCCTGAGGGTAATCGGGCTTAAACTGAGCCTCTTTTCTGTTCCAGTCCCTAAGTATGGCGCATATAGACAGCTTGGTTACCCTTTTGCCCTTATTCTTCTGGACAAGGTACGCATAAACATTTAACTGCCGCTCCCAATCAATCTTGCCATGAATAACAGACCATACGCTTGTAACTTTGTAGTCTGTGATCTCAATTGTCTGCCCATTAATTTTCTGATGGTCAACAGCCCCAGAAAGAACCCAGCCATCAACTGTAGTGAAAAGGCGTTCCTCGACAATAACATTATCACTGGGTTTTGTGCTTTCAAGCACATGATGTACCGCCGTGCCAAACAAAGCCCATATGTTGTCAACCACATCAACAACACGGTCTTCATGGTGCTTTTCACGAAGAATCCTAACTCTTGGGCTGTCTATCAGTGTTGTGACTGATATGTCTGCTTTTCCCTTGCTATATTTGTCATTTCTGGCAAAATCCACAAATGCTTGAGGCAGGTTGTAATTGTTTGTAAATTCCATAAGCTGTCTCCTTCCAATTCGCTTGTACCAAAGGGGTAAATTGATGTCAATAGGGAATTTTGAAGAAAAAAAGGATCAAAAAGTGCATCAATTTAAAATATTGGGAGAGCCAGCATCAAAGGCAAACAGCAGAAAAATTGTAATAATCAGGGGAAGGCCAGCGTCAATCAAGTCGGATAAGGCAAGAAAGTACGCTAAGTATTTTGAGGAGCAGTGCCAGACACTAGATGAATTATTTTCTGGAGATGTTTCTGTCGAGATGTTAATTTATTACGCATCAAGAAGGCCTGATTTGGACGAAAGTTTGATACTGGATTTGATGCAGGGGAAAATTTACGAAAATGACCGCCAAGTTAAGCAAAAGAATATTTACTGGGGGCTTGATAGGGAAAACCCAAGAACGCTCATCAGAGTGTCATCTTTGGAGAGCGGTAATATCCCAAGCTATTTCCGATGCATACCTGAATGACGAAAAAGAAAAAAATGCCGTAAGTGAATGGATAGGCACAGATGATTTCATAACGGTCTGCGATTTAGCTGATATAGACTATGAAAAAATGATGAACAATTTTGTTTACATTCTTTGCGCCAAAGAACCTATCGCAAGGTTTGAGGGAAGAAAGCTAAAAGATCTAATAGACAAAAACAACTAATAGAGTACAATAAATGTAATCTATATATAGTCTATATATAGATTATATTTATATATATATATAATAACAACTTAAAACTTTCTCCAAAAACCGCATTGACACCACGCCAATCTTGAGATTATCGTAAGGCAAGTCGTGGAGAAAAATATGCAAAATGATACCCTAATTCGCGGAGCGGCACTCCGCATGGGCGAAGGCCAACATAAGGCCGTTTGCCCGATCTGTTCACCACAAAGGCGCAAAAAGGGGGAAAGAACCCTCTCGCTAAAAGTGGATAATGATGGAATTTTGTATAACTGCTGGCACTGCCAAGCCTCTGGCGTTATTGCGCTTGAGGAAAGGTTCATGCCAGTGAGGAAGGAAAACAAGGTGGCTTTAGCTGTTCAGCATGAATGGGAAGAATTATCTGAAAACGCATTGGCTTGGTTAAAAAAGAGAGGGATATCAGAAACAACAGCTAAAAAAGTAAAACTTAAATCATCGAATCATTACATCGCCTCAATGAAGCAGAACACAGAATGTGTTGTCTTTCCTTACATGAACAAGGGGCAGATGTACGCCGCCAAGATAAGATCGATATCTGAAAAAGGCTTTTCTTGCCACGGCGCACCAGCTTCTTTTTTTAACGACGCATCAATCGTGTCGGGTGACGATCTGTTTATCTGTGAAGGTGAAATGGATTGCCTCTCACTTGTTGAGATTGGCTTTGATAGCGTTGTGTCGGTTCCAAACGGCGCGGTCATGAAGGTTGTAGATGGCAAGATTGATCCGCAAGAAGACAACAAGTTTCGTTTTTTGTGGGACGCAAAGGAGAGGCTTGATCGGGCAAGCAGAATTATTATTGCCACTGACTCAGACGGAGCCGGTCAGGCAATGGCTGAGGAAATAGCTAGGCGTGTCGGCAAGGATAAATGCTGGAAAGTAGAGTGGCCTGAGGGGTGTAAAGACGCTAACGATGTTCTTGTAAAGCACAGCAAGAAGCGTCTTGAGGATGTATGCACCAGTGCGGTTCCTTGGCCTGTTGCAGGGCTTTACGATGCTTCTCATTTTTATGACGAGCTGGACGAGATTTATGAAAAGGGAATGGGGCGCGGTGCCTCAACGGGCTATCAATGTGTTGACGAGCTTTACAGCATTGTCGAGGGTCAGTTGAGCGTTGTAACCGGTCACCCTTCCTCTGGCAAATCAGAGTTCATTGATCAGATCATGGTTAATTTGGCTGAAGAGCGTGGCTGGAAGTTTGCCATTTGCTCATTTGAAAACGAGCCTCGACTCCACATTGCAAAATTAATTAGTAAGCATTTTGCAAAACCATTCTTCACTGGCATAACCCCGCGTTTGTCGAGAGAGGAATTGGAGCAGGGTAAAAAATTTGTTAAAGATCATTTCAGCTTTTTGTATCAGAATGACGGCTCAATGGCGACAATTGACGGCATCATTGAACGGTTAAAAATAGCTGTTATGCGTCATGGTGTAAGGGGCGCCGTTATTGATCCTTACAACTACATCCAGAAGAATGGCGACATTTCTGAAACAGACTGGATCAGCGACATGCTTACAAAGTTAAGAGTGTTTGCTCAGTCACACGGCATACATCTTTGGTTTGTGGCGCACCCGACGAAAATGATGCGTGATGCGAATGGCAAAGTCCCTGCCCCAAAGGGGTATGATATATCAGGATCTGCGGCATGGTTTGCAAAGGCCGACATAGGAATGTCAGTTCATAGACCTGACCCTGTAAAAAGCGACTTGTCAGAGGTTCACATTTGGAAGTGCAGATTTTCTTGGGTTGGCAAGCAAGGCGTTGCTGAGTTGTTTTTTAACCCAGTCACCTCAAAGTATTCTGAAATTGTTAAAGATGATTTTATTGATGCGCCAGCTCCGGCGTACAACAAGGAAGACGTTCCGTTTTAGCACTCCACATGCGGCACTCCGCATGCGACCCATGATAGTAGGTGTTTTATGAGAAAAGGTAAGTTGTTGTTAGAAGAGGCTGGATCTGTAATTGACGCAAGGGGCGATCATTACGGGACGCCGATGGAAAATTTTTCCAGAATTGCGCGCCTTTGGTCTGTTGTTTTGGATATTGAAATCCAGCCTTATGAAGTCGGCCTGTGTATGGATTTGGTCAAAACCGCTAGGCTTGTGGAAACGCCTGACCATTGGGATAGCTATGTGGATAAATGTGGATATGCCGCCGCTACGGTAGAATGCTTGACTAAAGATGTTGACTAAATTTTTGCTGACGTAGTAGATTAAAAATAACAACGTAAGTTGTTTTCCTCCCACGACTTAAACTAAAAAAAAGGGGACTGGTTTTCACCAGCCCCCTTTCTTTTTTTGTACTAGTGTACAATTTATTTTTAATCAGGCAGTCCCCAATTTCTTTTTGGGTCATTGCGTCTGTTTTTCCCAAATTGTTTCTCTCGTTCAATCGCTCTTTTGACGCTATCTGTGCCTATTTCTCTTACCTTCCCTGTCTGATTGTTTGTTACCTCAAAGTAAGGTGTAAATCTGCCCATCCGTGTTTTGCCAGAATTGCTCATATATGTGCCATCCCACAGGTGCTTTTTGATTGTGAAATGTCTAGATTGAAGTTCGTAGCATCCAGCCCCAAATCTTTTCCAGAACACTTTGTCCATAAAATAAGATGACATAATCTCATACTTAGTCATCTCATCTGGGTTGGAGGCAAGGTGATCAATCCTGTCATAATAGGCTTGCTTGTTTGAGTAAGTCAGCTTTCCGCTTATCTTTACAGGTTCAGCATCTTTTTTTGCTTTACGCTCTGCTTTTTTTCTGTCTTTTTCTGCTTGCTTTTCATAGATAGCCAAGGCCGTTTTTGCATCCCGAACAGTTCCATCACACCAGCATTTTGAGCATGGCGGGTAGAACACATCATCATATGTGTGAACTATAGTCATTCCTTTTAGTGTTGGGTGCGGCGATTCCTCACCATTAGGCACCCCATAAAATCCTGTCTTTTTGTAATAGTCATAAAACGTATGACCACATAATTCACAACCCAGATGACGCCGTTTTTCATAAATTGGTTTCATCATGTTTTCTTTTAGGGATTTTAATACTTCAAAACCTGCCATTTTATGTCTCCTTAATTTGTACGATGATACAAAAAAGGGGACGGCACTGTGCAACCGTCCCCTTTACTTGTGTGCATGATGCCCCCAATGCGAGATGATAGGTCACGGCTGAACATCAGGGGCTTTCCCCAGCGCTCATGCGTCACTGTCAACAGTCAACCGCGACCGACCATTACCCTTTTGAGGTGTTCCAATGCATCCTGATAACTGTTCCATCAGGGTGCAGATCTGCAAAGTCACCATCTTTTGAATTGCCGATAGTGTACTGGTCAGAATATTTGTCATATGTAATTGAGGAAACCATTAACGGGACAAGCCCAACCTTTTGGCACTCGCTGACATATGATGTTTTAGCCTTTTGAATATCCATAGCTTGCTCCTAGTCATACATTGAATAACGAACAGGGACTGTTACTCTGGCACCAGACATTCTTGGTTCCATCCAGTCAGAATAGGTATGCCAGTTCATTTGCACGGCGTTGCTATCATTCCCCAGATCTTGACGGGGTTCATTAATGACAACGCCATTTTGTTTTCTCTCAACATGTTTTCTTTTTATGTTGAGGGTATTGATGTTCAGTTTTTTAAGCTCCGCTGAAAATTCAGATGCGCTCATTTTTGAAGCGTTTTTCATCACTGTCTCCGTTTAGCCAGTTTAATAGTTGCGAAAAAGGCGATACCTGCACCTGCATATATTATACACGCACCAAGCAGTAAATTGTTGTCAGGGTTCTCAGAATAATTACAGCCAGCAAAGGCAATCATTATTCCAAGCCAGAATGTAAAGAAATTTAGCATCACTAATCTCCATAAACATTACCGCGCATCATATCGACATGGTATGCAAATTCATCGTATGTCAGCCAGTGATATGGTAGCGCATCGATTACGAAATCAGGAACACTGTGCATTAAGTGTTCCCGTCCCTGTTTGTATACATTGTGATTAGCCTTTCTAATCCCGTCACAATACTCATCGACGGACGGGTTGTAGACATAGCCACAATATTTATATAGGGGTGCATTGTGCCAACTAATCATCGATGCACCCCCCTAGCGGTCTCAACAGCATGGCAGTTTTTGCAAAGCACAATGCATTTTCTTATTTCCTGCATTAGCTTCTTTAGCGATGTGCCACGACCATCAGATATGTTGAACACCTTATCAAAGCCAGTGTGATGAAAATCTAGGGCTACGGCCTCGTCATCGAAACCGCAGTGTTCGCACCCAGAATTTAGCTTAATCATGTCCAGCCAATGATTGCGCCTTCTCTTTTTCATCCATTGTCTGGCAAATGATTTGGCCTTGCGTTTGCGAAAGCTGGCCTCTGTGACCCATTCTTCGCCATTCTTGGCAAGTTTGTGGTATCCCCAGAAAACCCTTCCATCTTCCCTTCTTGTGCCATGTTTAATCATTGGCTTTTTCCAGTTCTTTTTGGGCGTTCAATGTCAAGATCAACTTATCTCTATTGTAGTGTTTGTAAGGCTGAGTAAGTTGTTCAACAAGATTGTCGAGAGCCACCCCAACCGCGCAAGCCTCACGTTTTGTGAGTGTTAGGGTCACATATGCATTATCGTCTTGTTTCATTTTATATTTCTCCCAACATTTGCGTTATGTTCAAGCTCAAGCATGAACTCAACCAAACTTTCACCATCAGTGATAACATCTTGAAGCCTGTGCAAAACGTAGTGTATCGACACCGTTGGGATATCATCACTTGAATTGCAATACGGGCAGTCACACTGCTCAACGTCTTGTTTCATTTTTCATCTCCTCAAAAACAGACATAACGAAACAGCACCAGCCGACCATGCCGACTGACATACTGAGGATAAAGACAATCCAAAACAAATTATGCATTGCCCCGCTCCTCAAAAGTTTTAGGTGTTCTGTCCCACTGAGGCTCATCGTCGAAAAGCATTTCAACAAACACCCGTTTTTCTTTTAACTCGTCATAAGTGGATTTGGTCACCTCGTGACATCTGCCAGCCCCATATGCCATGCCATCATTCCAGTACATACCTTCACGAAGACCCATAGAGTCATGATGATCCAGCCCGTACCAATCTTTGGCAATCTCTTCCATAACGTCATCAGGATCACGGGCGGTTGCGAATAAAATGGATTGTTCAACCTCAAACTCACCATATTGCTCATCGATATTACCGACATAGTATTTTATTAGTTGTACCATCGTACAAATCTCCTTTTGTAAAAGAAAACTGGACGCACTATGCGTCCAGCATTTTGGTTAGGTGGCGCACTGTGCGCGACTTCATAAGCGAATGCGCTTTTGAAATGCTGGTGCCATATGCATGCGGTATGGATGTTTTCCTGTTGGCAAGATCCATTAACTGACTGTCGGCATTATGATCGGTTGATTTGTGGGTTATCAGCCAGCCGTCTTCTATAGACCCCTTGCCATGCTTAAACCCAATTGTCGTCACATGCCATGCGTTCATGTTGTCAGCTTCGACATACTGAACATTAAAAGGACTACACCTCAGAACAAATCTAAATCCGCTTGGTGCATTGATGATGCAAAAGCCGCGCTCCCAAACAGTCTTTGACCAGCCAACACCAACGCTAACATAGTTTTGCATGGTGTATTTGCTTTCGCCCTCGACCTGCAAGCCAGCCTTTGCATCTTTATCCATTCTAATGGAAGACCTTGGAAAGGCTTCTTTCAGAAACCTATCCGCCAAGCTGTTGGATAGTTTTTTGTGAAGGTTTATGGGATTGTATGGGGTAACGGTTTTGCGATCTTTTCTGATGGCCTTAATACTGTCCCCAATGTCATCCAGATAATCGAAAAACCCCCTAGCAGAAAACCTGTTACCAGCCGCATCCTGTATTTTCTTTTCAGCCTCATCGTGCATATCACTGGTTGATTGTCTTGAGGTAAAATTATATTTGCCCTGACCAACAATGCGTCCGGTCAGTATAGGATTTGAATATTCAGACCAGCGTTCTTGCAGATCTTTTACCTGAGCCTTTAGAAACATCAGGTGTTTGTGTGTGTCTCTCGTATATTCCATTTTAATCTCCACTGTTGAGTGATTAGATGGCGGCACTATGCCGCCACCGGTATGCGTGTTGTTTCGCCGAATGGTGCATCACCACACCGCTCGTCAGTTGAAACCCATAACACTGGGTAATCTGGATGATCGTCAGGCCAGTCGTGTATGCCCATGTCAGTCAGGTAAACCATGTTATCGACAGGCAAGCACTCGTCTTCGATGTAATCAAAAACAGGCGTGACCCTAGTGCCGCCACGACCCTTGCACTCAATCTCTTCGATAACATCGCCATGTTCGTAGCGTGTCACAGATTGGATTTTTGCGTCACAGGTGATGACAGTAATAGACTGCGGCTTGTGATCATCGCTGATGGCATTAAGCTCCCCAAGAAATTGGGAAAGCTCACGACTGCTGACAGATCCAGATGTATCAACAGCCACCACAATATCACCGACACCGATCTTGCTGACCGATGGCATGTAAAGATTGCGGTTAAACCAAGCGTTTCGCTGTGGACGACGCCATGTGTAATCATCCGGCTGATCGCCACCGATAAAGCGGTTCAGAACATCGCGCCAATCGACCTCAGAGCGACGCATACGGGCGACAAGCTCTGCAATGCTACCAGATAGCTTGCCGACTGATTTGGCGCCCTGAGCGGCCAGAAAAACGCGCTGGTCAATAGAAGCTGAATATTGCTCAACTTCACTGCCAGACATTGGCTTGCCATTATCATTGTTTGGCTGACCAACATTGCCGCCCCATGGCTGGGGTTGTGGGCGTTGTTCGGGTGCCATGTTTTTCAGCAGTCGGTAAACCTGAACCCATGCCATGCCTGAATACTGTGGTTCATACAGGCCGCCTTTCGGCAACGTCATGCCATCCTCAATAAGATATGCATTAATGACATAATCCATTGCCATGTTTTGGATCTCAGGATTTATGTCTTCGCCATCGATGTGTGTGATAGGTACGCAGTGCTTCAGCATAATGTGACCGATCTCATGAGCGATCACGCCCTGCACCTCTGGCTCACTAATCCGATCAACAAAATCAGCGTTCCAATAAATGCGCTGACCATCAGTCGCCATAGTGTCGTGATCATCGCTTTGGACAAACGGGGTGCCAAGTGTCAGCGACCCCCAAAATGGCTTATCCAATACCAATCTAGTTTTAGCTCTAGCTAGCTTTGTTTGTGTATCCATATCATCCTCTAATGTCTGGCATGATCTTGATCGCTGAACTTGGGGTGCGGTGTAAGTGATGCGCCCCTGCCGATCAAAACAATGTCGTTGTCAAAATCGATATCGCCGTGTGAGCGGAAATCATTCATCTTGTGAATGAAATCGGGATGACCAAAAACGCGACATGCGGCGGCATGCCCGTCACCATCAAACCCGATAAAGTGAACCAGTCTTTTGGTCATAACCCTCTCCTAATTTGTACGATGGTACGAATGGGGCGACACCATGCCGCCCCATTGTGCTTTAGTTGAGCATCAGTTCAGCACCGCCATTCAGCATAAACTTGCGGAAAGCATCAGTTTGCTTAATGGATGGGGTGCGGTTGTATGCATCTTTGATTGCAAAAACCGAAAACTCTTTGTGCGGTAAACGCTCAAGATATTTGATGACGTTGCCAATGTTTTTGTCGTTGGCCTTGTATGCCAATGCGGCAGAGACCGCGTAGCACACCGCCGGATCTTCAGCGATTGGTGCGCTATCAGGGTTGGCAATGACCGCATCAATATCCGGCACCGCATCATGAACGGCCTTGTATCCGAAAAACTCAGCACATGCACCACGGCCAACCTGACCCGACACCGCCTCTTGTTTATTAACATCACTCAGATCCATTTTCATGATGCTATCAACACGTTCCCATGATCGCGGTGATGGGCATGAATTAGCGTCACGATCAAACTTGTGTAGCAACTCAGGCCGGAACCGTAAGAAGCCGGTCACAAGTGGTGACACATCATTTTCGTTCATGTAGCCGACTGTATCTTCCAGATCTGCATCGATCTCAAGAAACAGCAACCGATCTTTGACATGGCTTGGCATGTTATTTGTGCCAGCCCGATCAGATGTGCGATTACCAGCCGCAACCAAAACGACGTTGTCAGGCAGTTTAAATTCACCGCAACGGTGTTCATTAAACATCTGAGCAGACACGTTCATGTTCGACACGGGTGCCTGTGGCAACTCATCGATAAACAGGATGACGATTTCATTTTCGCCAGCCAGCTTTTCAAGTGCATTTAGCCAGTGTGGCTTCAGGCGGTGTGCAACACCATCGATCAGCGCGATCACGCCCATCAGCTCTGCCGCATCATATTGCGCCAGCGACAGGATGTAATGCGCCCAGCCCTCATTGTTGTTGGCGGTATCGATGATGACAGTAGTTTTGCCAATGCCAGCACCGCCAATCAGGTACGGGATAAGGCGTTGTGCGTCGCGCCCCATCCGGTATTTGATTTGGTTTTTGATTGATTGAAAAACGATCTCTTTTGCTTGCGATATACGCATATCAGTCTCCACTGTTAAAAAGTGACCAAGGCAGTCACGACACCGCCTGAGCGGTGTTTCGCCAGTGCCTCACGCTGGCTCATCAGGTGACTAAAACTGATCAGTCATTGCATTGATCTGATCATTCTCTTTTGCGACACGGTCAGCCGTTGCCTTGGCCTCAGCCTCTGCCGCAATCCGCTCACGCAATTTGTCTTCCAACAAATCTTTGAATGATTGGATTTCATCCAGATCTAGGTTTTTGTCTTCGTCCAAAAAGCCGCCAAGGAACTTGTCCCCCTCAACTTTTTGTCCGGCCTCAACCTTCGTTGACCGCCGACCGACAATCCTTTCGACCATCTTTTGGACACGGGTCTTGGTATCATCACCGGCAACAGCCTTAATCAGCTTCGCCTCGCTAGTGATACCAGCATCGTTAAAGATATCAGAGACCATTGACGGGGTGATGTTGTTACCATTGATGCCGAAAATAAATCTGGCACCGGCGGTGTTTTTGACCATCTTGTTTGCCATGCCCTCAGACATGCTCACTTGCGGCATGTTGATGAGCTGGTTCTTGATATCCCGACCGGTCTTTGTTGGAAAATTATTCTTGTCGGTCAGGTTAATGTTTGCGGTTGCCGCGATCATCACGCAGTAGCTATTCAGCTTGAGCGTGTTGGCTTCGCCGGTGGCATCCTTAGCGGTGCCGCGCAGGGTTTGGATTTGAGCTTCGTTGTTGCCAATTTTTTCGATGTTGGCGGCATCAATGACGATTGTCTGCATATCTGTCTCCATTGTTAGCAGATTAGTAGCAGGACGCTACGACCCAGCAGTGCTGGGTTTCGCCAGTGTCCTAAGCTGGCATCATCAGGTAGCTTAACCAGTGGCAATAAAGTTGCCGCCTGATCTAATGTTGAATGGCAGTGTGATATCGAAACGCCGATATTGCTTGGCGCGAAAATCGTAAACGACCGCCAAGTGATCAGGCACGTTTGGATCGTTTTTGATCACGCCCCAGACGGGACGGGTTGTCCCATCTTTTTTGGTAAATGAACCAGTGAAGATCCTGCCGTACCAATTACGCAGGATTTGTTCTTTTTTCATATGCATAAGCATCTCCATTATTTGCCAGTGTAAACTGACGGGTTGTTGTGTTTAAAACGTGACCGCTTGCCAGCCTCATCAGTGATGAGGAACTCGGCAGGGTCTAGTTTGAGGTATCGGCAAACTTGAATGAGGTGGTATTTCACATCATCCAGATTGCCTACGATAACAGCTTCGTCACGCTCAACTTTGTAGCGGCTGTTCGATAGCTTGGTGATATCTCTGACTGTGTTTGTGATTGTGTAACGCATTTATCATCTCCCATTGTTGAATAGCAGGACGCTACGACACCGCCGTAGCGGTGTTTCGCTGGTGTCCTACGCCAGCATCGTCAGGTAGCTTTTCATTTCTTTAGAGCGGCGGTCAAAAAACTTGCCGCCTCGCACAATGCTAGGCTCATCATCCCAATGGCCTTCGCGGTAGTCGATCTGAGCGCGATTGTCGAGGTCATCAACAAACACCCTCATCACATCCAACCTGACCATTGTTGAAGGCTTGATGTTGTCGCCCAACAATTCTTCCAGAAAGGCGCGGTATGCTCCGCGCAATTCTGCTGGTTCAACATTACCAGCACACTCATGAAAATTTGAAATCTCATTGTGGTTGTACTGTGATGACATATTGAATTTGAATTTGAATGGTATGGTTTGCATCGCAATCCCCTGTTTCGTTGGTTACTCATCAGACATGGCTACCAGTGCCATGCGACAGGATTTTGCTACAGTGTCGGGTCTCTCTCGACTGCCCGATTACAGCGACACGCATGCCGCCTCAGTCTAACCACCGCAATCGAACATCCAAGAATTAGGCCTGTTCAAATTTCGCTTGGGCATATGCGCTAGGGACGCAATCAAAGCCGTAGTGCGGTGGGTTCCAGTCTTCGGGGGTGCTATCCCCTGCCCCGTTGGGCGATCCTAGTTGCGAGTGTTTAGCGTTTAGCCTCGTACAAAAATTTGAAAAAAAAACCTTATTCATGTCCGTACACTATTATTCAGCGTCTGTAAATACACTAAATGCACATAAATGCATTTAATGCACAAAAAGACATCTGCAAGATTTGTACCATCGTACAAACCCGATCAAGCGAAGCGCATTCAGCCCCTCTCATATGTATAACGAATGAGGAACCCACTTTATTGTTTCGTCCCCAAAAAAAATCATCTGCCACTCTTAGATGACCCATAACTTTTCGACACTTATAATTGTATGAGGGTTTTGATTTGAATATTTGTGTGTGTACAAACAAAATATTTGTGTGTGTACAAACAAGTTTGTTCATGGTCTGTTCATGGTGTGGAACAAAACGTGAAAACGAGCATAGCAGGCCGCTGAGGGGGGTCTGGAGTTTCCCGTGTATCATTATGACCAAAAAGACCTAAAACGCCTGTACGGGCTTCTATGGGCGATTAAACGGCATGAACAAAACAAGAACATCGCCATTTTGGGGGTTTTTAGGCACCTTCAGGAAAACTTGTTTGTGTACAAACAATTTAGGTCAATCTGGTGGGGTGTGCGGCAGACATGGTATGATCTGGACAGGCAAAAATCCCGACCAAGCGACAGCGCATATTGGCGGCACTCAATAGGGAATAGACAATGGATAAAGACAAAGACAAGCCATCACATTTAAGGGTGGTGACAGACAATGGTGACAAGCTCACCAGCAAGCAGGAACACTTCGCCCAGCAAGTGGCGAACGGAAGCACACTGACAGACGCATACCGACAGGCGTATGACGCAGTGAATATGAAAGAAAGCAGTGTCTGGGTTGAGGCATGCAAGCTGGCAAAGCACCCAAAGGTATCACAAAGGATCGATGCTATAGTGGCTGATATCACTGCGCGTAAGCAGTCGGACGATGACCGCATGAAAATCTGGGTGACTGAACAGCTCAAGCACGAGGCCTTGTCGGCACAGTCTGATAGCGCGCGCGTGGCAAGCCTGACACAGCTTGGCAGGGCATGCGGTTTGTTCGAGGCTGACAACATCCAGACGGCTGGGTCTGACAGATCGGTGGGTGACATCGAAGCGGATCTGCAACGGCGTTTGGCACTGCTCATGGGAGATTGACCCTGCCCATGCGAATTTGTACGATCGTACAGACCCCACCCACCCCCGACCCCCGTGATACACGGTGGCACACTGCGCGCGCACGACATGATGTTCTACACAACCAAATACCCCATGATTTCTAAACCATGCGACAGTGATTGCCGCTATAAAGGCCCTGTAGAGCCTTCTGACAGCCTTTGCATCGTTTGTGCTATGACACCTGCCGAAAAGGAAGAATGGCCGCTCCTGAGCGATTCTAGGCGGATTAACAAGTCAAATGAGATAAGTGATAGGGTAGGTTACTTGTGGATGATGTGGGAGCTGATAGAGGAGCCTACGTTGCAGTAGAGTTTAGCGGCTTGCATTCGTAGGTTACACTGTCCCAGTTTCCGTCTTGCGGTATCTGTGTATATGCCTCAAGTGACTGCATACATGCTTTTTTCGTGTCAAACCACTGAATATCCTGCTCCGCGCAGGTGGTTCCGAGGCATACGGTTAACATTATGTGCCAGATAATTTGCATGCCCCCACCCCTTTGAAATTTGTACGATGATATAAATAAAAAAATTGTTCCCTCTTCTTCAAAAGAAGGCCGTAGGAATCCTAGCCGTGGGGATATTTCAAAAATAAAATTTTTCGAACTTAACACCTTTTAAGTGTTCAAGGCCGTGCTTTGCACACAAAAACATGCCGTAACTCACAATTAATGCCTTTTCATCACATTTCTGGCACATTTTTGTCTTCTGTGAAGTATCCAATGCCTGTTTGCTCATCACATCTCTCACTTCAATGACTTTGATTTCCATTGCAATCCCCCTATAATATATATATATAAATATAATCTATATATAGACTATAAAGATAATCTATATATAGACTGTACTGGTGGCAAGGATTTTTTTCTTGTATAGTTGTTGGGAGCTGCAATGTCTCCCGGCAGCTCCGGTGGGGTAGAGCTTCCTCCCTAGCTCCCCCACCGTCATTATTGGGAGAGGGGAGCAATATGGCAGGCAACATAATCCAATTTCCGGGTTCTAACCCTCTTGAAGATGCCGAATTAGACCCAAAAGAGATGATGGGTGTGCTTCAGGAAGAGGTTTCGATGACCGAAGCCATGGTTATTGGCTGGACTGAAGAGGGAAACCTGTTTATGGCTACCTCACATGGCAAAGCCCCCGAAATGGTGTTCTTGCTTGAGCTGGCTAAGTCAGTTTTGATGAGAAGATGCGTTGAGGAAGATTAGGGAATCTAGCATTGAAGGTCTCTCAAGCTGTCCAGCAGAAGATATCTGCGCTACCTGCCGACCAAAAGCGGGAAATTATATCGCTTCTTGAGGAGTTGGAAGAAGCGAGGGCAAAAGAAGAGTCCCGAAGCAACTTTCTAACCTTTGTCAAAAGAATGTGGCCGTCATTTATTGCGGGCAGGCACCATAGCATCATGTCGGATGCGTTTGAGCGCGTGGCAAATGGGGACTTGAAGCGTTTAATCATCAATATGCCGCCTCGACACACTAAGTCTGAGTTCGCATCGTACCTGTTTCCAGCTTGGTTCTTGGGCAGATACCCAGAAAAGAAGATCATTCAAACAGCCCACACCGCCGAACTGGCTGTGGGATTTGGTCGTAAGGTTAGAAACCTTATTAACCAAGAGGACTTTCAAGAGGTCTTCCCCGGAATCAGCCTGTCATCTGACTCAAAGGCCGCCGGACGCTGGAATACAAACAAAAAAGGAGACTACTTTGCTATTGGTGTTGGTGGTGCAGTCACTGGTAAGGGCGCTGATGTCCTCATTATCGATGACCCGCATTCGGAGCAGGAAGCGGCATTGGGGGCTTACAACCCAGAAGTCTACGACAAAGTCTATGAATGGTACACATCAGGACCGCGACAGCGTTTACAACCGGGCGGCGCCATAATCATTGTTATGACCCGTTGGTCAGTGAGAGATTTGACGGGGCAGATTATCAAATCATCCACACAAAGGCAGGGTGCGGACGAATGGGAGGTCATTGAGCTTCCGGCAATCCTTCCATCAGATGAACCGCTTTGGCCTGAGTTTTGGCCCCTAGACCAGCTTGAGTCATTGAAGGCCGAACTGCCGATCTCTAAGTGGTCAGCTCAGTATCAGCAAGATCCAACGTCAGAAGAGGGGGCGTTGATTAAGCGAGAATGGTGGCAAGAATGGGAGCATGATAGCCCGCCACCGTGCGAAGCAATTATACAGAGCTGGGATACTGCGTTTCTTAAAACGCAGCGAGCTGACTACTCCGCATGCACAACATGGGGTGTGTTTCACCATCCTAATGAAAACGGAGAAACCGTACCTAACCTAATATTGTTAGACGCATATAAGGAAAAATTAGAGTTTCCAGATCTAAAACGCGCCGCGTATGAGAAATACTGGGAATACGAGCCGGATCAAATGGTTGTGGAAAAAAAGGCGTCAGGTGCGCCTTTGATTTTCGAATTACGGGCTATGGGCATTCCTGTGACGGAGTTTACACCTTCGCGTGGACAGGATAAGATAGCTAGAGCAAATGCTGTAAGCGACTTATTCGCCTCTGGAGTTATCTGGGCGCCAGCCACAAGATGGGCTGAAGAGGTTATTGAGGAGTGCGCGGCATTTCCTGCGGGGGAAAATGATGACTTGGTTGACTCAACAACTCAAGCTCTATTGAGATTCCGTCAGGGCGGTTGGATTAGGAGTTCAATGGATGAGTGGGATGATGAACCAAAGTACAAAAGGCCTGTGGAATATTACTAAAACATACAGATATGTTCCTCACGAGCTTGTGAATCAATATAAAGATAAGGGCTGGATTGTTTCAAGCACAATGGAAGGCTCCCACCACGCCCAGTATTCTGTTATTATGGAAAAACCGGATAACCAATAGGATTTTAACATGGCTGTAGAAAAGCAAATGCTGCCTTCTGACTTTGATATTGAAGACACAACTGAAGTTGAGGTGGAGGTAGTTAATCCAGAAGCTGTCGGCATTTCTGTTGATGGCGAAGAAATGGTTATTGATTTTACCGGTGACATGTCTGAGGAACTCATGGGTCCGGAGCATGACGCCAATCTGGCTGAATATATTGACGAAGGTGAACTGCAAAACCTTGCCGCAGACCTTGTGGATGATTTTGTTGCAGACCGACAGTCCCGTAAAGATTGGGCGCGGTCATACGTCAAAGGATTAGACCTTCTTGGCATGAAGATTGAAGAGCGTACCCAGCCGTGGGCGGGTGCCGCTGGTGTGTTCCACCCGGTGTTGACGGAAGCTGTTGTTCGCTTCCAAGCTCAGGCGATGGGTGAGTTGTTTCCCGCTTCCGGTCCAGTTCGCACAAAGGTTTTGGGAAAGCGTGACCCTGAAAAAATGGAGCAGGCGCTTCGCGTTGAAAATGAAATGAATTATCTCCTGACTGAGGAGATGACAGAATACCGCGATGAAACTGAGCAGATGCTATTCCGCCTGCCACTTGCCGGTTCTGCCTTCAAAAAAGTTTACTATGACCCAATCAATGAGCGCCCTGCGGCGATGTTCGTTCCCGCTGAGGACTTTGTCGTTTCTTATGGCGCGGCTGATTTAGCCACTTGCCCCCGTTACACCCATGTGATGAAGAAAACGCCAAATGAAATTATTGAACTTCAGGTCAATGGCTTTTATCTTGATGTTGACCTACCTGACCCAGAACCAGACTATTCAGATATCCAAGAAAAGTATGATGAGATTGATGGCGAAACCGCCGTTTTGGAGGAAGATGACAGACATACCATTCTTGAGGTTCACGCTGACCTAGACTTGCCTGAGCCTTTTGAAGATCCGGATGGCATTGCGCGTCCGTATGTTGTGACCATCGACAAGTCCAGTTTGACGATTTTGTCTATTCGGAGGAACTGGTATGAAGACGATTCTAAAAAGCGTAAGAGAGCGCACTTTGTTCACTATAGATACCTACCGGGACTTGGGTTCTATGGAACGGGGCTTATACATCTTATTGGTGGTCTTGCTAAAAGTGCCACAAGTATTCTTAGACAACTTATTGATGCGGGTACGCTATCTAATTTGCCCGCTGGTCTTAAAGCTCGCGGACTTCGTATTAAGGGTGACGATTCGCCTCTCATGCCGGGTGAGTTCCGCGATGTGGACGTACCGGGTGGTGCAATTCGGGATTCGATTGCATTCCTTCCTTACAAGGAGCCATCATCAGTATTATACCAACTTCTCGGAAATATCGTGGAAGAGGGGAGACGGATTGGCTCCGTTGCTGATGTACAAGTTGGAAACCTCAACCCGCAAGCTCCGGTCGGAACTACGCTCGCGTTGATGGAGCGCTCAATGAAGGTGATGTCTGGCGTTCAGGCTCGTCTTCATGCCGCTTTGAAAAAAGAGCTAAGAATCCTAGGCAAGGTCATCAAGGATTATATGGGTCCGCAATACTCATATGAGTTAGACGAAGACTTTAACCGTCAGGAGGATTTTGATGATAGGGTTGACATTATTCCAGTTTCAGACCCCAACGCCGCCACCATGGCGCAAAGGGTCGTGCAGTATCAGGCCGCTATGCAATTGGCTCAACAGGCGCCGAATCTCTACAACATGGGTCAGCTCCATCGCCAAATGCTCGAAGTGCTTGGAATCAAAGACGCAGAGCAAATCGTAAAGTTGCCAGAAGACGTAAAGCCAAGTGACCCCGTTACTGAGAACATGGCAATCCTGAAACAGGAGCCTGTAAAGGCGTTTAAGTATCAGGACCACGAGGCACACATTCAAGTACACCTTGCCGCAGCACAAGACCCAAAGCTCCAAGAGATTATTGGGCAGTCTCCTTTTGCCGGTGCAATCCAAGCGGCTATGGCGGCGCACGTTACAGAACATGTTGCATTCCAGTATCGTAAGGAAATAGAAAAGAACCTTGGCGTTGGTATGCCTGATGAAGACAAGCCACTGCCAGAAGATGTTGAGATTGAAATCTCTCGCTTGGCGGCAGAGGCCGCAGGAAAGCTGTTAGGCAAGAATCAGGCTGAGATTGCACAGCAGCAAGCCATGAAGCAACAGCAAGACCCACTTACTCAAATCCAACAGCGCGAGTTGGCGCTCAAGGAAGCTGAATTTGCACATAAGCAACAGCTTGATATTGCCAAACTTCAGTCTGATGCACAGGCAAAGATGGGTAATCAGGAACTTCAAAAAGAACGTCTGGAGTCTGAGGAGAGACGCGAGGGCGCCCGCCTTGGCGTAAAGCTAGCAACTGAAATAGACAATTCTAAACGAGAAGAATTAAAAACCGGTTTAGAAATTGGTAGAGAAATAGCAAGGGACATTTCGGAAGATGGAAGTAATTAAAGAAAAAATTAGAGCATATTTGAATGACATCGCTGACCACATGGCTGGCGGTGGGTGTCAAAATCACGAAGAATATGTGCGTTTGGTTGGCAAGGTAGAGGCGCTCGCCTTAGTTGAGCGGGACATTCTTGATTTAGAAAAAAGAATGGAAGATGCCTAAGGGTTCCGCATAGGACTTTAGTGCGTTATATTGTCAATGTGGAGACTTTCAGGGACAACCCTGCGAGGTACTGTGAACCTTAATCACTGCAAAAGGAACAGAAATGTATTCTGCTGAAAAAACGGTCGATGAAAATATCGCCCGCAAAATACCAGAACCTACTGGCTACAAACTCTTAATTAAACCACTTGAGGTAAAAGAAAAGACAGATTCCGGTATCTATATGCCAGATGCGCTGAAAAACGCGGAGCAAACCGCATCAGTCATCGGTTTTGTAGTAAAGGCTGGGCCTGATGCATATAAGGACACTGATAAGTTTCCTAATGGCCCGTACTGTAAGGAAGGTGACTTTGTGATTTTTCGCTCTTATTCCGGGACACGGTTTAAGGTTGAAAAACAGGAGTTTCGTCTTATCAATGACGACACCGTTGAGGCCGTTGTCGATGACCCAAGGGGATACACAAGAGCATGAATAATACCGCTGAAAAAGAAGATTTTACTGAAGTTGAACTTGAGTCCAATAACGAGCTTGAGGTGGACATCGTTGATGACACACCTGAAGAGGACAAGGGTAAGCCCCGCCGTGCGGAAGAAGCCGAAGCGCAGATTCCAGAAGATGATGAGATTGCAAACTACAGCGAAAATGTGCAGAAGCGCATTAAGCAGTTAAAGTTTGAATATCATGAAGAGCGGCGCCGCAAGGAAGAGGCCGCAAGGCTTCAGGATGAGGCTGTTAATTACGCCCGAAAAGTTTATGAGGAGAACCAAAAGCTCCGCAAAACCCTTGAAGAGGGTGAGGGTGTTTTGGTCGAGCAGGCTAAGGACCGTGTTTCTGCACAGTTAGATCGCGCCAAAGCTGAGTATAAGGAAGCCTACGAAACAGGCGACCCTGACAAGCTCATAGAGGCACAGGAAAAACTTACCGCGCTCCAGAATGAAAAATTTAGGGTTGAGTCATATAAGCCCAAGCCACAGCCAAAGGTTCAGGAGGTTCCTCAGCCCTTGGCTGAAAAATCAAAAGTTCCAGAGCCAGACGCCAGAACAAAACAGTGGGCGTCTGAAAATGAATGGTTCGGCAATGACTCAGCCATGACAGGTTACGCCTTTGGGGTTCACGAAGAGCTTGTAAAGCAAGGAATCAATCCCCAGACACAGGCGGAAGAGTATTACAATCGCATTGATGCAAAAATGCGTCAGCGATTCCCAGACAAGTTTGGTGAACAGATAATTGAGGAAGAAGCACCTGTTCGTCAAGCTGGCCCCGTGGTTGCCCCCGCACAGCGGAGTGCAAAAAAACCACGCAGAGTGCAATTAACCTCAACACAAGTCGCTCTCGCCAAGCGCCTTGGCCTTACGGCAGAACAATATGCGGCGCAACTCTTGAAGGAGGCATCTAATGTCTAACAGAACCCCACGCTCTAACGAGTCTCGTGAAACTACAGCTCGTAAAAAGACTTGGCAAAGACCGACCATGTTACCTACCCCCGAACCCCGCGACGGTGTTGAATACCGCTGGGTCCGCACATCAACTTTGGGTCAGGCTGACAACACCAATGTGTCTGGTAAATTTCGTGAGGGTTGGACGCCAGTTAAGGCAGAGGACCATCCTGAATTACAAGTGTTGCCTGATATCGACTCTCGATTTGAAGGTAATGTTGAGGTTGGAGGATTGCTACTTTGCGAGAACTCAACCGAATATGTGGAATCTCGCCGTGAAGCTCACGATGAGATGAACACGCAACAGATTGAGTCTGTGGATAATAACTATCTCAGACAATCTGATCCTCGTATGCCTGTTCTAAATCCAGAACGGTCTACGAAAACCTCGTTTGGTAAGTGACCTATAATAGGGCGCTTGCCGTATGTTAATGGCTAGATAGAAGAGAGGAAAAAGCTAATGTCTTCAACTGCCGCTCCTTTCGGTCTGCGCCCAATTGGTCGTACAGGTTCTGGTTCTCAGGAAGTATTCCGCCAGTACCCAATCGCTTCAGGCTACGGCACAAACATCGCAATGGGCGATATTGTGCATCTCGTAGACGGCGGCACAGCGACCACCATTGAAAAGCAGGCCGGTGTAGGTACTTCTGCGATTGATATCGTAGGTATCTTTATGGGTTGTTCATTTACAGACCCAAACACAAACCAGTTGACTTTCAGCCAACTGTGGCCCGCAAGCACCGTTGCATCAGATGCAATGGCGTTTGTTGTCGATAACCCTAACGTAGAGTTTGTCATTCAGGCAGACGGCGCACCAGCTAACACTGGTGACATCTACGGCAAGAACTGCACATTGATTCAGACTGCACCAAACACCACATTTAAGGTAAGCCGTGTAGCACTGGACATTTCAGAGCTTGATGTAACAGCCACTGACCCAATCAAGGTAATTGATTATCTCGGTGGCGACCAAGGTGACGAGAAGGGTACTGCTTTCCCATTGCTCGTTTGTAAGTTCAACTACCACCAGCTGACTACAGCGGCTGGCGCGGCATAAGGAGATCTGAGTAATGGCAATTTCTCGCGCACAACTCCTGAAGGAACTCCTGCCGGGTCTTAATGCACTGTTCGGAATGGAGTACGAAAAGTACGAAAACGAACACGCAGAAATCTATGAAACTGAAACATCAGAGCGTAGCTTCGAGGAAGAAGTAAAGCTGTCAGGTTTCGGTGCCGCTCCGGTCAAGCCGGAAGGTTCAGCGATTTCTTACGACAACGCGCAAGAATCCTTCACCGCTCGTTACAACCACGAAACGGTTGCAATGGGCTTCTCTGTAACTGAAGAAGCAATGGAAGATAACCTTTATGACGCGCTTTCTGCACGTTATACAAAGGCTCTTGCTCGCGCTATGGCTTACACCAAGCAGGTTAAAGCCGCCGCGCTTCTGAACAATGGTTTCACCACCTTCAATTCTGGCGATGGTGTAACTCTGTTCAACGCTTCTCACCCAACCGTGCAAGGCGGTAACAACTCTAACCGTCCTTCCACAAACGCAGACCTGAACGAAACTTCTTTGGAAGATGCGGTCATCAACATTGCGGCTTACACTGATGAGCGCGGCCTGTTGATTGCGGCGCGTCCACGGAAGTTGATTGTTCCGCCCGCACTGATGTTCGTAGCAACTCGTCTGCTTCAGACAGATCTGCGTGTCGGCACAGCCGATAACGACATCAACGCTCTGCGTAGCAACGGTTCGATTCCAGAGGGCTATCGTGTCAATCACTACCTGACTGACAACGATGCGTTCTTCCTGACAACCGATGTTCCAAACGGCATGAAGCACTTTGTCCGTACACCGATGTCAACATCTATGGATGGCGACTTCGATACAGGCAATGTTCGCTACAAAGCCCGTGAGCGTTACAGCTTCGGCGTGTCTGACCCATTGGGCGTGTACGGTTCACCCGGCGCCTAATTGTACTAGGGTACAAACTTTTAGTGAGGGCGGCTTCCGGGTCGCCCTTTCTTTTTGTATACTGTATAGGAACCTTGACAGTCGCATGGTGTGGCTGACATTAGCCTAGACAAGGAGTTCCTCATGGCTACTACAACTTTCGCTGGTCCAATTAAGGCTGGCTCAATTCGTGAAGGCGCGTCAGCAAACGTAGGCTTTGTGCGTATGGCGCAAACAGCAGACTGGACACAGTCAACAACCGCCGCTGACACCGGAATCACAATTCCTGCCAATAGTCAGATTACTGAAATCCGCATCTACATCACAACGGCTACAACTGCCGCTAACATCAGCATGGGCTTTAGCTCAACAACTACAGAACTGTTTACTGGCCTAGCCGCTGGCACAGCCGCAAACGTAGTTAAGCTGGGGTCAGCAGGCACAATTGCCGACATTGATGATTGGGTAGATGTAGGCTCTTCTGATGTTCCTATCTTCATTGACTTCTCCGCTGGTACAGCGGGCGCTGGTTATGTGACTGTAGAATACATTCAAAACATCAATAACGCCTAATAGGAGGTTTTGATGTCTGGTTCTGATGTAAACGTAAGTTATGTAACTGCTACGGGTACAGTTGCCAGTGGTCGCAGGCGTCTTGTTGCGATTCATTATCACTCGGCAGGCGCGACAGGAAAGATTGTTCTTAAAGATGGGGGCGCCTCAGGCACAACCATCATGACTTTGGACTTTCATGCCACTTCAACTGGCGATCTTCACATTCCTGATGAGGGCGTCCTGTTCGAAACTGATATCCACGCGACATACACAAGCATAACTAGCGCCACATTCTTCTATAAATAGGAGGGTGCAATGCCGCGCAAAAAAGAGACGCCTATCAAAACGTCTGTAAAGTCAGGTAATTTCCGTCCCACCAAAAGTGGGGCGGGAATGACCAAGAAGGGCGTCGCCGCGTACCGAAAGGCAAACCCCGGCAGTAAGTTGAAAACTGCTGTTACAGGCAAGGTCAAAAAGGGTAGCAAGGACGCAAAGAGGCGCAAGTCTTTCTGCGCCCGCTCTGCTGGTCAAATGAAAAAGTTTCCAAAGGCCGCTAAGAATCCTAATAGCAGACTTCGCCAAGCTAGAAGAAGGTGGAAGTGCTAATGTCTGAAAAAGTTGAAATAACGGTAGCCAGAATTGAAGAGCGCCTCACACAGCTTCAAGATGAAGTTAGGCACGTTCATAAAGAGGTTTCTGACCTGAAGGCTCAGGCTAACAGATGGAAGGGCGCTTTTTGGGTTATGCTGGCTATAGGCGGCGTAGTTGGAAGTGTGGCTCATCTGTTCGTTGGGTGGATGAAATGACCATTTCAAGAGCTAATATGGAGAAGCAAGTGAAATACGGAAATAAAAAAGCAAAAAAAATGATGGTTGGCGGCGATACAGGCCCTCTAGGCCGCTTGATTGGTGACAAGCAGCGTGAAAAGGAAAAAGCCATCGCTGGAGCTATTTCTCAGGCCGCGCAACCCGGCTCTCAGTCAATGAAGGCTCAAGGCATGGCTGGCATGACCCCAATGAAAGCTGGTGGCGCCGTGAAAAAGAAGCGTGACGGTTGTGCAATCAAGGGCAAAACTAAAGGGACTATACGGTGATGCGTAAGACTTACAAAGGCAAAAAGGCTCCTGCGGGATATCACTTTATGCCCAACGGTAAGTTGATGAGGGACAGCGCACACAAAAAGTCCGGCGGCTCTGTGAGAAACTATAAGGGCGAGTATTCAAACTACCAGTCCTCTACAGAGCAAAAGAAGCGCCGCGCGAGCAGAAACGCAGCAAGGCGAAAGATGGCGACAGTGGGTAAAGTAAAGAAGGGTGATGGTAAGGATGTGGCCCATAGGAATGGCAATCCTAAAGATAACCGTAGGTCAAACCTAAAGGTTGTTTCAGCATCTAAGAACAGGTCGTACAAAAGAACTAGGACAGCGGGGAAAGCAAGTAAGAGGGCGTAGTATGTATGTTTCCAGTGGCGGCTTTGCGATGCCAGTAAGCAAAACAACGGACAAGAAAGCCACAACTAGGATTCATTGCAAAAGATGTCCTCGCTGTGGTGAAAAATTAAAAACGGTATTTGTTCATGGGCATGAACAGTGCCTAACCTGTGACCAAGTCATTCATGACTGTTGCCAAGGAGAAAAGGCATGAGAGCGGCAAAAATGATGTGCGCCCAGCGCAAAAAGCCAATCGCCATGAAGAAGGGCGGCAATCCTGTGGCTAAGAGCTTGTCCAGCGCGGCTCTAAAGCCAAAGGTGGTAAAACCAAAGAAAGGCAAAGGGTCTTACTCAAGAAAGGGCAAGGCCCTTTCTATGTCTTCTGGGGGCAAAACAAAGTCAAAGGTAAATGAGGCCGGGAACTACACAAAGCCCGGTATGCGTAAACAGTTATTCAACAGAATCAAGGCTGGCGGAAAGGGCGGCTCTCCGGGTCAGTGGAGTGCGAGAAAAGCTCAAATGCTGGCGTCTGCTTACAAAAAAGCTGGAGGTGGCTACAAAAACTAATGGACCCCGTCACCGCTATTGGTATTGCTTCGACTGCCTACTCCGCCATTGTAAAAGGCTTCCAAATGGGCAAGGAAGTCGAGTCAATGGCGAAGGACATGGGTCGATGGATGAATGCCATCAACGAAGTTAAGAACGGACACGAGAAGGCGAAGTCGCGCCGCAAAATGTTCGGTTCTGTTGAGGAAGAGGCTCTCGAAACCTTTGCCGCCAAAAAGAAGGCGGAAAGAATGGAGGCAGAGCTTCGGCAGTTTATCCAGTATAACTACGGGGTAAACGCTTGGCAGGAAGTTATACGAATACAGGCTCAGATAAGAAAAGAAAGGCGAGAACAAGAGCTTGCCAGAAAGCAAAAAATTGAGGAACTGATGATAGGGATTGGCGTCACCTTGGGAATATTGGTTCTAGGTGCTATAATGATATCAGTAATATGGGTGGCAACAAATGGCGCTTAAAAAATCTCAAAAAAGCCTAAAGGCTTGGACGAAACAAAAATGGAGGACCAAAAGTGGCAAGCCCTCCACGCAAGGACCGAAAGCGACCGGAGAACGGTATCTTCCGGCATCAGCTATTAAAGCCCTCTCGTCTAAGGAGTATGCGGCCACCACCCGTGCTAAAAGAAAAGCAACTAAGGCTGGTAAGCAATTTGCCAAACAGCCTAAAAAAATACGAGCTAAAGTAAAGCCGCATAGGAAGGTCAAATAATGGCTGTAGTGACACCAGATTTACCTGAGCTGTTTGAAGAGGCGTTTGAACGCGCCGGAGTTCAGATGCAGACTGGTTACGACCTAAAAACGGCTAGGCGTAGCTTAAACATATTGACTTTGGAGTGGCAAAACCGTGGCCTTAATCTCTGGACCATTGACAATGGTACTATATCTCTTACGGCAGGCACAGCAACTTACAGTATGCCTGCGGACACTATTGACCTCATTGAACACCAAATTAGAACGGGGACGGGTACGAATCAGGTGGATACGAATCTGGAGCGCATCAGCGTCTCAACGTATGCCCAACAAGCTGCTAAGAATGCTGAGGGACGCCCCTCTCAGATTTACGTTGACCGTCAAGCAACGACTGTCAACTTTACTCTCTGGCCTGTGCCGGATGTTAGCACATACACTTTCTCGTATCATAGACTTCGTGGAATCTCTGGCGTCTCGGCTGGAATAGGCAGTACGGCGGATGTGCCACCCCGATTTGTTCCGTGTTTGGTATCAGGTTTGGCTTACTACATTGCAATGAAGAAGCCAGAGGTGGCGGCGCGTGTGGCACCGCTAAAGCAGGAGTATGAGTTCCAATTCGAGCTTGCCGCTGGAGAGGACACAGACTCATCATCAATCAAGTTCGTGCCATACGACACGTTTTACTTAGGAGGCTAATATGCCAATTGTTATTGAAAAACTAGACCCAAAGACTGGAAAGCGAAAGAAGAAAATGCCTCTTCCAAAGCGTAAGCCCCGTCACGCTAATCCAAATCATCCAATGAACACAGAGCGCACTACTGGCGACCCGCGCGGCGTAAACCGCAAGGCTGGCGGCGGCAAGCTCAAGATGGTAGAAAAGGGCGGCAAGAAGGTTCCGTTCTACGCCGCAGATGGAGTAGGTAAAATGGCTAAAGGCGGTTACACAAACAAAGATGGTAAGGATATTGATATAAAGAAATTTCCGGGAATGAAAGGAAAGCCAATATCTCCAGCCACAAGAAAAATTCTAGGTGTTAAGAAAAAGGCCAGTGGTGGTAGCGTGAAAGTCAAGTCAGGAGATACTTTGTCTCAGATTGCCAAGTCAAAAGGCGTTACCCTCAAATCTTTGATGGCTGCTAACCCCGGAATTAAAAACGCCAATGAAATTCGCGTTGGACAAAGCATTAAGATGCCAACTGGTAAAGCAAAAACAAGGTCACAAATAGCATTTCAAGATGTCGATAAAAATTTAAATAGACGCGATAACGTTTATGCCGGAATGACAAAATCGTCCATGAAGGCACTGGCTGATGATACCACTGCGAAAAGGGCAAAGAAAGTTGTCGCAAGTAGTGGTGGAAAGAAAAGAATCAGAAGAAGAAAAGGTGCTGATCTTCCTGAGCAGGCAAATAAAAGAGCTAGGGTCACGACTCGTCTCAATCAGCTTGGTGAAATCAATAAACAGCGTAGAGCCGCAGATGCTGATAAAAAGCCGCAAAAGGCAAAACGCTCTCGCCCAGCAACCCCATCAAATGACATTGCCGCAAAGAAGGGCGGTGCTATGAAGGCAAAAGGTTATAAGCACGGCGGCAAGATGTGTCGTGGTGGTGGCGCCGCAACCAAGGGAAAGCGTTACGGTAAGGCTGGCTAATGACTATTGCTAGAGGGAAGTATGCCTATGGCATCTGTGACAAGACAGGGTTCCGCTATAAGCTGAACGAGCTTGTTAACGAGGTCAAGAATGGCGTTAAAACTGGTCTTCGGGTCGGCAAGGATGTTGCTGATCCAGACCACCCTCAAAACTTTCTGGGGCGCTTGAGAATCAATGACCCTCAGTCTGTAATGAACGCAAGGCCAGATAGGTCAGAGCCTGTGGCTATAGCGATGCTAGGCGACAACCCGTTTGAGACTGGGGCCTCTGGTTCCAGTGTCATTACGGTAACTGAGACAAACCACGGCAGAGACACTGGAGACACAGTGCGTTTTCGTGGTGTTGATGCATTTGACGGCATAACAAAAGCAGTTATTGAATCTGCGTCTGGATACAGCATCACAAAGGTTGATGCTAACACATACACTGTAACCGTCTCAGACACGGCTACGATTGGCAATCAAAGCGGTGGCGGGGCATTGGCAAGTGCTGGCCCGGTAACACCGTTGGCGTGAGGTATAAATGGCTTACACATACGGCGAATTAAAACAGGCCATACAAGATTTCACAGAGAATGACGAGACAGGATTCGTCAGCAATCTTCCTGTGTTTATCCGCGCAGCAGAGGATAGAATCCTAGTTAATGTTGATTTAGAGAACTTCAGAAAGAACGCTACATCAACTCTTACAATTAATGACGAGTACCTTTCAACACCATCAGACTTTTTGGCACCGTTCTCTATGTTTATTCAAACAGCAGGAAGCGAGGGCTTTCTGATTGAGAAAGATGTAAACTTCATCCGTGAAGCATATCCAGACCGCACAGCCACAGCAAAACCAAAGTATTATGGCTTCTTTGACGCCACAGCGACCGCTGGAGCTGGAAACGTTCAGGCAAACTTTATTTTAGGGCCGACACCAGATCAAGCGTATGCGGTCGAGCTACATTACTACTATCGACCGGCCAGCCTTACAGCTGGTGCTGATACCGAATATACATGGCTGAGCAGCAATGCCCCAAATGCCCTACTGTACGGTTCGCTAATAGAAGCGTATATTTATATGAAGGGCGAGCAGGACGTTATCTCCATGTATGAGGGGCGCTTCCAAGAGAGCCTATCAAGACTGAAAG